CGCTCCTGCCATAGATACAAAAAGATGCATCTTTACCGCGACGACAGCAATGCGATTGTTAGTCACACTGGTAGTCATCGGATAACTGACTCCCTCAAGGGAAATGATGGGCCGCTAACCTATTGAAAAGTAGGTAGGCGGCAACGCCCACTTGATAGTGGGGACCATTGTTGTTCCTAGAGGTAGGCGAGACCACGGATTGGAAACCGTGGACTCAATCCAACCATCCGACCAGAGCGCATCGAAGTCAAGGACACCCGGTTGATGCCGAATGAGCCAAGTGACATATTCACACATGTCATAGGACTCAGACATTACCGAGTCCATACTTCGAGATCTCGGCCTTTCCTGCCAAACCACCCTCTTGTAGACGTATGTCTGCAAGGGACGACTGAACTTCTTTACCAAATTGAAGTTCGTCGGGAATGGAGAAGCGAGAGTTTGACTCTCGCCAGAAAAGGACGAAAAGACTGTGCTTTGGACACGAACATCACGATCCCCACCTAATCTAATCTTCTTATCGAAGAGTAGATCAAGTAGGAATTCGCGCGTATCGTGTAAGCCCCTCACAAACAACTCGTTTGCAAAGGACACCATTGACGCAATCTCATCGTGGTCAGAACAACGGCCAAGTATACCGGACTCCCATTGTCGGAAACGACAAGGGGCGATATCTTGACCGCGCCAAGCTTCAACGCCACAAGCTTCTCTAAAGTCACCCTCCCAGAAGGACTTATCCGAATTAACGGAAAAGCCTAAATGAGAGAGGATTTCGAAGAGTTCGCGGACAGCGTAGCTCGGCACAATGATGTCATCTCCGAACACACACACTTGTCTCGCCTTGCGAGACGGTGTGCGTGTCCGGCGCACTGCAACTTCAGCCGCAAGGCAAAAGATCATGCATTCAACAGGGAAACAGCAAGCACTCCCCATAGGGGCGAACTTGTTGATTCTTATTGTTTGCTCTCCACATAATGTGAAGACTGATCTTGTGCCAAGTAGCCATCGGCCTAGATGGGAATTCCCAAATAGGTCACGAACAAGTTGTAGTGTGACCGAATCTGAAGCTGCTGAGAGATCCACAGTGGCATACTTACCTGTCTTAGACCCGTAAAGGGCTAACTCACGAGAGCGTGCTTGACTGTGCAGATTGATTCTATCGCGCCACCACTTATCGTGGAGAAACATAGAATCGATCCGTCTAAGAACACCTTGCTGCCAAAATTGCAGTTCGGATGGTTCTGAAGAGATTCCTCGAAGCGTCTTCCAGGTCTTAGGGACACAAATGTACCGCGAGGTACGAGTCGAACTGCCTCCGCCAACAAGCGGAAGGTAATCAGACTGATCCCCAAGATCTGCGTGGCCAAGGAGGTAGCCTACACGACCGTCAAGTCGAGCGTTGGAATGTTTATCAAACCAACACTTAACTTGCGGATCGGCAACGGCTCCCGGTCCATGACCAGGTACGAAAGGATCCATAGAGAACTCGCCTAGATGGCTTAGTAAGATTTGCTTCATTTCTGAAACATCCTTACAGTAGCCTTCAGCAAGTGATCTCTGTGGAACAACAGACGAGAGCAACTCTTCAAACTGAAGAAATTCACTCTCCATCTGCTCCTCAAGATCAGGACGGCTGACATTGAGCTTCTTTAAGAAGCAAGATATCTGTCGTATAGCCCTGATAATGCGTACCTCACCCCCATCAGTCGTTTCGGCTAAGCCGGAACGAAAGATTTCAAGGAGGCACCCCTTAAGGGGAGCCAACCAAGAAGCTACATGCCATGTTTTGAGCTCCGTTAGGAGCGACTGAGCTTTAAACCCAGTCGAAGAGGAGATCTCCTTTAAAAGGATATTTCCTAACTCATCTAAGGCAGTGAGAAACTCTACAAGAGTCTCATCACAATTAGGCCAACCACCAATCGCATGTTTCAATATGCGACCGTGATTGGACAACGCCTTTTCTGCAGTGCAGAACATGGAGTTGTAATCGAGGATGACACCGTACCAAAGAGACAGGCCGACTGCAATACTATTGTAGTCAGCACTGTGATTGGAACGTGAGATGCGGTTGCTACCAAGTTGGTAGCAAGGAATCGACGAGAATTTTCTCGCGATAGATGACATGCACTTGCTTGTCATGACTTCAACCTCCCTTGATGTTGAAGGAGTGACGGTACAGGAATTGTTAGATCCCTGCAGGCGTCAAAGCGCCACGCATCTTTTCGGTTACGACTACTGGGTTACCGGCTGCATCACAAAGTGATGCATATGTAGCCAGAACAAGAGTGTTGATATCCGATTCAGCAATAGCTGAGTCATTCGGAAGTCTTAACTCTATTCTAGCTACCATTGGTAACTGAACAGTAACGTCGCCGACAGTTTTGGTGGCTACGGTTTTCAACTCACAGAATACGGTCTGTCCAGATGTGTTTGAGCTCTGCTCAGCCACCGGAACAGTTCCGTCTGCTAATGTCGTATAGACGTTAGCAATCTTGTCAAGAGTAATCTTTACAGATGTCTTCTTATCAAGAGGTGTGAGAATGTCGGTCATGCGCGCTACGCTTCCGTTATCAGAAACATTTCTGAATGCGGTTGTGTATGCCCATGGGAGTAAGGACAGCGTTTTCGCTGTACCAGTTGCTCCAGCGCCGAAATTAAATGAAATAGCCATAGTTTACCACTACTCCTTTTCTTTTACGACCGCGTTTAAAGCGCAGTCGGACCGATGAAAATTTCGGTCTGATTGGTAACTATCTCTTCATTTGAGATAGAAGCGCCAAACCTTGAGTCATCTGACTCGTAGTTAGGCCGTTGCCATCGGAAGTCGCGATCGGGTCAATTGTCCCGAACGAATGATGAATCCGACGATCGTACCAGGAGTACTCGATTGGTTTTCCACTCGAGCAGACGGTTCCGTCGAACATGTCAGAAATGACAAGTTCCTCAACAGGCCACTGCACTTTAAAACTCTCAATTCTACAACGCAAATCTCGATTGAGTACAAGTGAATTGTAAGCATCGATATTGCGAAGTGAATCGCCTATAGGCGCGAACCAGTCTGCGACGAACGAGAATGGGATTAAATCCCAAGCTTGTCCGACAGTTGGTTCAAGCCCGAGCTTCTCCAAGGCGGACCATACTTGACTGAAGTAATTACTCTTCAGTCTCAAATGATACGTAGTGAAGTAGCTCAAGGTCGCTCTAGTCCCGCAAACGGGGATGTCCTCTCTCGAGGAGGCCCCGCGCCGTCTCTCATTAGAGAAACGGTTAATTGTGGCTAGACTGAGAATTCTGGATCCATCAGCCTTAAGATTTTTCGCATCGGCGATACCTGGCGCGATGACATACTTATAAACTAAGTAGCCACCGGACAGGGCCTTTCGAGCCATCTTAAGGTCTCCGACTTCGACAGCTTTATAGCCATCGAGGAGCGGATTGATGCAATCCATAGTGCCCTTTACTCCAGCAAGATTCTCGATCCAATTGGATTCGAGCTCTTGCACGTCCCTGATAGCGGCAACTCTTGCGAGGCCAGCATCAGAGGCGTCGTACAATAAGCGGGCTCTTTCTTTGCCTAGAAGACAATAACTATTGGCTTCAGTGACAGAGACAGAGACCTCTGGAGTGAGACCAGGTTCCAAAATCAGAATCGCAGCAGTCAAACCACTAGTGGTGACTTTCTTTGATCCTGAATAGGAGCTCCATGGTTCCCACCCATACCACGACAATTCGGTAGTTTGGTCATACTTCACAACGAAGCGACCAGCACTATCGGACATCACATGTGTGATAACACACGTTGTGATACGGTGGTCGGCTTCAACTGTGTACCCGTAACCGGTGTACCCAATTGAAGACCCATGTGAGTAAGAGTCCCTTGTGTGATATTCACACTTGAAATCTCTTACAAACGTTGTACGATTCGGTCTTTCCCAATTCGCAAGGAACCAGTGGGTTTCGTGCTCGGGGTCGGTAGCAAGTTTGCCACCTAACCCGCGCGCGTACCACTGGCCTGTGCGATGTAGAGGACCGGACTGGAGAAAGGTTGATCGGAGCGCTAACGGTGCGATATTACCGCAAAGAGTGGTATCTTTGTACCAGTACCTGTCACAACCATTTGAGGTTGTCAGAGACTGTTTGACAAAGTCACCATTGCGCGAATGCACCATTGCGTCGGCAGACGTGCAAGGTCTTCCCATCATTGCTGATTGGAAAGACGGAAGCAACGTAGGTCGATAGAGGTTATCCGAGGCTGCCGTAAAGGTAGTCTTAGGATTAGCCACCATCTTCCGCCAACGCGGTGCATAGGCATCGTTAGGTCCGAGATAGAGAGCGTCACCCCGAAGGGTTGAGTGCTTACACGGATTCCACTCATTTAGATTATCGCTGACGGACTGAATGTCCCCAACAAGTAATCTAGATAAGCGTGGTCCATATGGGCTAAACTCACCCACGGGGTACCACTTACTATCGGGCGGTGGAAGGTACCAGTCTGATGGGGGAATGGCATAGTCGAGGTGTGCTGCAGTTGCTGCAGACACATAGCCTTTACCACTCCATTCCCTATCATCCAGGTAGAACGTACCTAATAAGGTACCCTTTCCACTGGCGCCGCTCAAAGTGATCATCGGTGTTCAACCTCCTTTACAACGGAGAGCCCCTGTGAGGG